CTAAAAAAAGAGAACTTGCAGTAGCTAAAAAATATTTAAGTAAGCTATCGGATACATATAAAACTCCTCTTGAGTCAAGTGGGGGTTCGTTTTCGGGAGATCAACTTAAAGAATTTAACGCTTACAAGGATTACGTTCAAGAGGCTCGAACTGAAGTAGATGCCAATAAAAGAAAGTCTGAATATTTTCAGAAAAAAACAGAAGATGTTTTTAACTCTGAATTCAAAGGTTTTGAGTTCAAAGTAGGAGATAAAAATGTAATTTATTCTTCTGGAGATGCAAATGAGATTAAATCAAAACAACTAAATGTACAGACCTTTATAGATCAGTACTTAGGTGAAGATGGTTTAGTTAACGATGCAAAAGGTTGGCACAAAGCATTAAATGCCGCAATGAACCCAGATAAACTAGCTCAATATTTTTATGAGCAAGGAAAAGCTGATGCCATAGGAGATGTTTCGAAGAAAAGTAAAAACATCAATATGAATTTGAGGCAAACACCTCAATCAGCTCCACAGACAGGGTTTCAAGCACGAGCAGTTAGTGAAGATTCAGGCAGAGGCTTGAGAATAAGAAGTAGAAATAAAAATAATTAATAATTAAAAATTTAAAAAATGGCAGGATCAGTAGCAGGAAATCCTACTTTTGCACTACAGCCTAGTGCAGAACAGGTAGTATTACAAACAAACTATATCACAAATTTTGATTTCTTAAATCAATATTTACCAGATACTTACGAAAAAGAATTTGAAAGATATGGAAACAGAACAGTAGCATCATTCTTAAGAATGGTAGGCGCTGAAATGCCTTCTAACTCAGACCTTATCAAATGGGCAGAGCAAGGAAGGTTACACACTAAGTACATTAATGTAACTTCTGCAGCAGCAGCAGCAGCAAATGTAGCAGTGTTAACTATTAATGACGTATTGATTCCAAACACTGGTTCAATTGCATTAAGAGTAGGTCAGACAATTATGATTTCTGACAATACAGGAGCTTCAGTTTTAACTAACAAAGCTTTAATTACAGCAGTAGATACAGCTAACGGAACTGTTACAGTAGCTTATTATGAAGCAGCTGGACAAGCAGTAAACGTAGGAGTTGTAACTTCTTTATTTGTTTATGGTTCTGAATTCCAAAAAGGTTCAAACGGTATGCAAGGTCAACTAGAAGCTGACGATGTTATCTTTAGCAATTCACCAATTATCATTAAAGACCGTTACGCAGTATCTGGTTCTGATATGGCTCAAATTGGATGGATCGAAGTAACTACAGAAAACGGTGCAACTGGGTTCTTATGGTACTTAAAATCTGAACACGAAACAAGACTAAGATTTGAAGATTACTTAGAGACAGCAATGGTGGAAGCAGTTCCAGCAATCGCAGGAAGTGGTGTTGCAGCAATCGCAGCAGGTGTAGCTTCAGGAGTAGGTAACAAAGGATCTGAAGGTTTATTCTATGTAGTAAACAACAGAGGTAATGTATGGTCAGGTGGAAACCCAAGTACATTAACTGAATTTGATTCTATTATCCAGAGATTAGACAAACAAGGATCTATTGAAGAAAATGTTATTTTCTTAAACAGAGAGTTTGGATTTGATATTGATGATATGTTATCTCAACAAAATTCTTATGGTGCAAATGGTACTTCTTTTGGTCTTTTTGACAATGATAAAGAAATGGCATTAAACTTAGGGTTTACAGGATTTAGAAGAGGATATGACTTTTACAAGTCTGACTGGAAATACTTAAACGATCCTACAATGAGAGGTGGTTTAGTAGGTGGAAAAATCAACGGTATTTTAGTACCAGCTGGTTCAACTACAGTTTATGACCAAGTACTTGGTAAAAACGCTAAAAGACCATTCTTACACGTAAGATACAGAGCTTCAGAAACTGAAGACAGACGTTATAAAACTTGGATTACAGGTTCTGCAGGTGGAGCAGCTACTTCTAGCTTAGATGCAATGGAAGTAAACTTCTTATCAGAAAGAGCTTTATGTACTTTAGGTGCTAATAACTTCTTCTTATTCAAACAATAAGAATAACAATTTGTAATTTTTACCCTCGTTTTTAAACGGGGGTAACTATTACTTTATAAACTTTAAATTAAATCAAATGAAAAAAATAAATAAAACTGTCTTAAAAGACAAAACATACAAATTAACAGGAGATGTTGCTCCTTTAAGCCTTATGATTCCAGCTAGAAATAGCAGAAGATCACCGTTAATGTATTTTGACGAAGAACAAGGTATCAACAGACCTTTGCGTTATGCAAAAAATCAAAGAAGTCCTTTTGAGGACGAGCAAGATGGAAATGCTATTTTAGAACCAATTGTGTTTGAAGATGGTTTTCTTTTTGTACCAAAAACAAATCCCGTACTACAAGAGTTTTTATCATTACATCCTTCTAATAAACATTTATTTATTGAGGTTGATAAAGAGATAGATGCTAATGTTGATGTTGAGTATTTAGACTATGAATTAGAAGCTCAGGTTTCTGCAAAAGATTTAAGTCTTGAATTAATGGAAACAATAGGCAGAGTAGTTATAGGTTTAAATGTAGACAAATTAAGTTCTTCGGAGCTTAAAAGAGATATTAGGTTATTTGCAAAAAGATATCCTCAAGATTTCTTAGAGTCTCTTAACGATCCATTATTGATTATGCAAAACAAGTGTTCTCAATTTTTGTCTAACAGTTTAATTATAATGAAAAACGAAAAAGACGTTTATTATAACTTAAAACAAAATAAGAAAAAACTTTTAACTGTTCCTTATGGAGAAGATCCTTTGTTTATACTAGCATCATTTTTTCAAAGTGATGAAGGGCAACAGGTTTTTACTTTATTAAGTAATAGATTAAAAAAAGTAGACGAATAAAAAACAACTAACTTTAAAAGAAGGCTCTAGAAATAGAGTCTTTTTTTTTTACTATATTTGTAGAAACAATTAATAAAAAACATATAATGTCAAAACTTATATCTATACCTATTTCTCTTCAAGTAGATTCAGGTACTCAATCAACACTTACTACAGGTACAGCAACAGCTTATGTAGCTAACGCATTAACTGATGCTACAAAAAATTTTGTAACTCTAGGGGTTAAAGAAGGCGATACAGTAACAGACACTGTAAATAATGACACAGCTTTAGTTATTCTTGTTGCGCCAGGAGGTGATACAGCAGTTGTAACTTTAGATACAGATATTTTTTCAGTAGCTAACGAAACTTACAGTATATCTGTTCCGGCAAATGTTCTTTGTCAAGATGATCAGAATTTTATTGCTAGCGTAAGTATTGGAGATTTTGTATTTAATTCAACAGACAGTACATCTGCTCAAGTAACATCAATAGTAAATAATAAAAGAGTTAATTTAGATAGTTCAATAATGGCTATTGGAGAAGTATATACTGTAAATAGTGGGTCGCAATCTAGTCCTCTTATAGTAAATGTAGATTCAGTTGTTACAAGCGCTTACGCTTCATCTACTTCAACTAAAATATATTGTAAAGGAGATTATGTAATTACATTAGCTAATACAAGTGACTTTAATGAGTATGCTAATAAAGCAATACAAAATGCTTTAATATCATCTTATGATTCAATAAGCTCTGTTGAAAAGGTAATAATAACACCTCCAACAGTAGTATTTACTACATCAGCTATTGCATAAAACACAATAATTTATTTAAATTATACAGAGGTTTCAATAAAATGAAGCCTCTTTTTTTTTTCGTATCTTTGTTTAAATAACAATTTGAAATGATTAACACGGTAAGAGCAACAGTCTTGTCAATCGCAAATAAAAACAATTACGGATATATAACTCCTAGTGATTTTAACTTATATGCAAAACAAGCTCAACTAGATATATTTGAAGATTATTTTTATCAATATAATAGTTGGATAATAAAACAAAACGCACGTGTATCTGGTAGTGAATATGCAGATATTCTAAAAGGGTTAGTAGAGGTAATTGACAGCTTCTCTGAAACAAGAGGACTAACTACACCTGGTATTAATTTATACAATTTACCAGAAAACTACTATTTAATTAATAAAATAAATTACTATCCTAACGCAATATTTTCTTCAACTACTACAGCAGCTGGAGTAAACACATTAACAGATACTAATGCAACATTTATAGCAACCGGTACTGTATTGCCAGGGCAGTTTGTAACTAACACTTCTTCACCTAGTGTATCATCTGGTTTTGGAGCTTATGTAGTTAGTGTGGATTCAGAGACGCAATTAACATTATCAAATAATCCTTTTGGTAGTGCTGCAACAATTGGAAATTCATATACAATTGTTACTACAGCTGGTATTAAAGAAATAGAAAGAGTTTCTCAAAATAAAATATTTTATTTAAATTCATCTCCTTTAACATCTCCAAATATAACTTATCCAGCTTATGTTTTAGGTGGGGGTAATAGCGTGTTAACTGGAAACACTATTACAGTATATCCAGAAACAATAATTGGATCAGGAAAAGTCTTATCACAATACATAAGGTATCCTTTAGACCCTAACTGGACTTATAGTTCTTTATCGGGTGGAGAACCAGTGTTTGATGAGGGAGCGGCAGATTATCAAGATTTTGAACTTCCTGATTCTGATGAACCAAACATAGTAAATAAAATATTACAATACGCTGGTGTATCTATTAGAGAGAATGATATTGCTGTTTTTGGTAATATTCAAGAACAAGAAGATAACCAACAACAATCATAAGCTATGGCATATATAACAGACTATCAATATTATGAAAACGGAGGAGTAGATCCTACAAATTCAAACTGGGGGTCATATCAATTCGTATCATTAGATGATATTGTAACTAACTTTATGTTAATGTATGTTGGTAATGACAAATTAATAAACAATGTAGAAAAATATAATATTTTATTTCACGCAAAAAGAGGAATTCAAGAATTGAATTATGATGCAATGAAAGAAATAAAGATACTAGAGCTTAGTGTATGTGATCAATTAAGGTATGTTTTACCTCCTGATTATGTAAACTGGGTAAGAATTTCTGTATATCAAAATGGTGTATTAATGCCATTAACTGAAAATATACAAACAAATTGGAGTAATTCTTATTTACAAGATAATGATTGTAAAATATTGTTTGATGAAAATGGAAATATATTAAAACCAGAAAACTCTACTATAGATATGGATAGAATTTCTGGAAGTAAAAAAAGTCTTTATTTAAATTCAAATAGTAGTCAAGATGGTAATATGGGTTACAATGTTGATGGTGCTTGGTTTTTTGATTATAGCATTGGCCAGCGTTATGGTCTTAATACAGAGACTGCAAATTCTAATCCTACGTTTACAATTAACAAAGCATCTGGAGTAATTAATTTTAGTTCTGGAGCTTCTGATAAACTAGTTATTCTAGAATATGTTTCAGATGGTATGGAGAATGGTGTAGACTCACAGATTAATTTAAATAAATTATTTGAAGATTTTATCTATGCTTATATTAAATATGCTATATTAACTAGCAAATACGGTGTTCAAGAATATATAATTAATAGAGCTAAAAAAGAAAAAACAGCTTTATTAAGAAATGCCAAAATAAGATTAAGTAACATACATCCAGGAAGATTGTTAATGAATCTTAGGGGTCAAGATAAATGGTTGAAATAATATGCCACAGTTTACAAGAAATTTTATAAAAGGAAGAATGAATAAAAGCGTTGATGAACGATTAGTTCCTCAAGGTGAATATATTGATGCTTTAAATTGTAGGCTTGGATCTACAGAAAATACTGAAATAGGTGCTGTAGAAAATTCTTTAGGAAATACAAAACTTACAACTTTAACTTATGAAGGATTAGCATTAAGCTCTCAAGCAAAATGTATTGGAGCTTATGAAGATGGTGGTGAGGAAACTATGTACTGGTTTGTAAATGATCCAGCAAACGCAAATTCAAATACTGGTAAAGTTGATATGATAGTATCATACAATACTAAATTAGATTTGTTATTCTATCACGTTATATCTACTAGTCTTTTAAATTTTAACGATACTTATTTAGTTACAGGTATTAATCTTATAGACGGATTATTGTTTTTTACAGACAATTTAAATCCTCCTAGAAAAATAAATATAAACAGAACATATCCATATCCAATAAACGATGTTGATCAAGTTACTGAACAAGACATAGGTGTTATTGTAGCGCCACCTTTATTTGCGCCTACACTTACACCAACTCAACAAGGCGGAGGAGAAAATTATATGACAGATATAATGATTTCTTTTGCATATAGATATAAGTATGAAGACAATGAGTATTCTGCTATTTCTCCTTTTTCACCAATATCTTTTTCACCAGGACCATTTCAATTAGATTTTTCTACTTATGATAATATAGGTATGCAAAATGTATTTAATAGTGTTATTATGAAATTTAACACAGGTGGAAAAAATGTAAAAGGAGTAGATTTATTGTTTAAGTCAACAAATTTTGCAGCAATAAATGTTATTGAAAGATTCAACAAACTAGATCAAGGTTGGTTAGATAATGTTGAACAAACATTTCAATTTACAAATCAAAAAATATATACTGTTTTACCAGAAGCTCAGCTTTTAAGACTTTTTGATAATGTGCCTAAAATTGCACAAGCTCAAACACTTATGGGTAATAGACTTATGTATGGTAATTATGTTGATGGATATAATATTACAAATGAAAATGGTCAAGATGTATATTTAGACTATACTTTAGATTTAATATCAGAAGATTTAGATGCTGGGGAAACTCCTTCAATAAATACTACTTTTAATTATAGTATAGATGGATCAGTTTCTGTTATTAATGGAACAGCTACATATGATACAACTGGGTTTGATTTAAAAGCTGGTTCTCAAATAGGTATTTCTTTTAATTTAGGTCATTCTCAATTTTCTGGAGCTGCTGAATATGTAGATGGAACAGAACCTTTAAATCAATATGAATCTACGTTTTTATTTAACGTTCAAGAAGA